GGGGGGGGGGGTTTGGGCTTAGTAGTGGTCAAGGAAGGTGTCAGCCTCACACCTTTCTTCTTCGTCTTGGACGCATTCTGCATTCTGCTTTGCCTGGAAAGAGGGCGAATCCAGGCACACGTTTCTGAGCCGCAAGAACTCTCGCACACGGCCGAGAACTTCGGGGTCATGCCTCACCTCGTTCTCAATCGCGTAGTCCGCGAGCTCGTCACGAACCTTCTTCAGGGAATACATATACACCATCCGAGGGTAAGTAACAAGCGAGTTCTTCCAGGTCCCCTTCTCGCGCCAGAAGCGGTGCGAGCAGAAAGTGAAGCTGTCAGGATCGTCAGAAACAACTGCATCTCTGATGTTCAATCCCAGCGCCTTGTAGGCAGCGATGAGCGCTTCAAGCGTGATGGAGTTATCCATCCACTCGTCGCAATCGTCGCCCATTGCCATGGCGTCGGAGCCAACAAGATCAGCCGCGATGAGGCGGCCGTTAGTGTTGCCATCAGTGGTGAAGTAGTCGCCTGAACCCATCAGCCCATAGACCTTCTTGACAAAGATGCGTCCGTCCGAGAGAACCATAGGGACGGAACCGAGAGAGTAGGCCCACACGTTGTAAGCGTTGCGCAACTTCTGCGAGGGGTTCTTGCAAGTCAACAAAACCACGCCAGCGTTACCTAGCGCGAGTTGCGTCGAATAGCTTTTCTCCCATCCTGAGATGTCGCTCTCCACTTTGGTGCGGCCCGCCTGCCGATGCTTCGAATCAAACTTCGCGCCAACGACTTGAGCACCTTCATCGTCAAAACCGAGGCCTTTCATGCCATCATGCTTGGGATAAGCATCAAGGCGCGTCTGGCAATACTCACCGCCAATGAGGCGGGTCACGATTTGGTCGACAATTGAGGCGCTACAGATCAGGCGCGGCAACCCACCCTTGCGGGCGGGCAGGCACTGCGGTTTCGGGAAAACCTTAACAAGGTCCCTTAGGCCGAGAGTGATCCAGAGCTTGGGGTCTTCAAGGCATCTGCGTATGTCTTCAGCTGAGCAATCGATCCACCTCTGATAGCGGCCGACAACTCTTTCAACAATTTCTTCTTCAAAACCCTCGAAGAGTGCTTTGTTGGAGCCTTTGGCGCACATGTAGGGGAACCCTGGACTGCCTGCTGGGTTGACGCATTCGCGCATGATCCGGCGGACTTCTTCTCGGAGCTCGTCTCCTTCGAGCTCTCTCCACTCCCACTGCTCTTGCTTCGCGGCGACTCGGCGCACTGACTCGTCAAGCCGCTGCTGCTCGCAGGTGAACTTTGACTTGCCGGTGTACTCTTGGAGGCTTCGGTAGACGCCGTCGACTGTACAGTCGGGCATTTCGAGGCCTTCTTCTGCGATTTCCGGGAAGAGTTCTCTTGCTGCTGCGGTGGCGAGGGACTCGGCGTAGGGCTTGGGGCGGCCTCCGGTGCGCTTTGTGTTACCATAGGTCCAGAGATTGCCAACAAGCTCAGGTTGAGTCCAGTCGATGCCTGCAAGTTCGTCGAAGTATTCAACGGGAGGGCCGCTGGTGTCTGACTCTGCGCGGTCTTTTGCAGAGTCGTCTCGTTTCCCGACATCACGATGATAGGCTGTACCTCCACAGCGGCCGCGCGCTCCTTAAGCTTCTCCTTTGCAAGTTTAGCCTTTAAGCGCTTGGCCTGTCCCTTGGACAGCGTGGGCTTGCCATCGACTTCACTGTCGGACACGGTCTCGGGCTCACAAGCCTTTTCAAGCCTGCCTCGCTTCGATCCGTTTCCGATCTTGATGTCGCGGTCGTCGTAATAACTCACGTAGCCACTCTTAGCTCTGCGGCGGTCATCAGCCTCACCGTCGCGCGCGCGGCCCATGCGTTTGCGCGAAGTGGGCGACTCCTTCTGCGGCTCGTCGATAGCGCGCATCTGTTCGATGAGCTCCGTCAGACCGGTGCAGTAGTTGCGGCCGTCGACACCAGTAGAACCAGTGTGTATGGCGACCGCGATAGTCTTACCCCCCTCTTGCGTCAACACGGGCGTACCGCTCCAACCATTGGTGGTGCTGGTGGCGTGCTTGTAGATGCCGAGATCGAGATCGTATTCCTTGACTGAATTGCCCATGCTCCTGTAATAGCCCGAAGCGCCCGTCTGGGGATGAATCATTCCGCAAGCCGAGATGGGCCCATCATACCAGTGATGCTTAACGCCATCGGCGATAGCAACAGGTGCAACAGGAAACCATCCGAGCGGCATCATCATAGCCCAAATGCGCGCACTAGGCGCCACAATAGCAACAGCGTCTGCTTCATTGCCTCCATCGACCTTGTCGTCTGTCTCATAGTGCGGAAACTCCCTATGCGCTACGAAGCGCTGGCCGTCTACACCGTGCGACGCAGCGCCAGACATGTGCGTAGATGATTCATACACATGCTTGGCGGTAAAGACGCATGACTTGGTCACGTTGGCATTCACATACTCACCTCTGAAACCACAACCCATAAACTCGTAAGCGTCGCCATTCTTGCTGTAAAAGAACACAAGATGACGAAACTCGCGGGCTGACAAGTCCTTGATCTCAATGACGCGTGAACCAGCGACGGCTTGCTCTTTCGAGTTAACCAAACTGGTCTTAGCAGCATTTCCGATGAGTTTACCATTAAGATAAATCTTGACGCTATCGCCGTCGTCCGCGTACGTAAAAACGTTAACGGCAGAGCTAGACACGATAGTCTTAGATACGAACGGTTTGCGCGCGTAGTACACAACAAGCTGCGGCAAGGACCATATGACATAAAAGGCGGCTCTGAAAGCGTAACTGATCGCCAAAATCCTAGCGTACAAGCGGAAGATGCCAATTACCATCGCGACCGCAAGCGTGACTCGAACAAGCACGGGCGAGTCGCCACTGCCATAGACAATGACGGAACACGCCTCAGCAGTCTGAGACAACACAAAGCGTACGATCGAATCAGCGCACGACACGTTCTCAAGCAACCACTCGAGAAAATTCGCGCAAAATCCGCCGATGAACCAGAACATAAAGCTAGCAACAATCACAACATATCGCCAAACCTCGGTCATAAATTCAACCACAGCACATGTCAGCAAAATCAGGACGTTAGTCTCATTGTCATAAGCACTCGAGTCTGTGGAGTTGAGCAACTTTCGCCACTCATCGATCGTCCGCGCAGACTCCTTCCTTTCGTTGGGGTCGACGCGATAACCGAACTCCTTCAGCCACTCGTGCCTCTCGACGCGGCTAAACGCGCTGTAATTAAACACGCGCGGCTCGTCGCTGCCATGGTCTCCCATAGACAACCCCATAGTCGTTTGGGCAGTCGATAAGAAACACACGAGCAGGAAGAGCTTAGCCAACTGTTTCGCTCTGAACACGTTGTACCCGCTCGCGCGCCCGGAAATAATGCGTCCGAGTTCGGTCCGCAGAGCCTTAAGCCCCGCAGTCCTCATCTCTTCCGACATCTCAGGCGCGCTTGCGCGCAACGCAGAAAATTCCTCTGCGGCCTTCTTTCCATCCCCACGGTCTTTTGAGGAATTAGCGGCACGTTCTTTCGACCGCTTATGGCGCGCACCCCCTTTGGGGGGGCCGCGCCCCGAGCTGGCAACCGCCTCAGCGGCCTGCCCCCCCGCTACGGGGAGCACTACCTTGCGCATGGACCGGACAGCACCGGCGTCGCTGGCCTCGGTAG